TGACAGGACACCACTTGACATGTAAGATGGTATTATCAAATAGCTGTACAGAGGTACGGCTATTTTTGTTTGCATATCTTTGGGGTGCCGCGGGGGTTCTCTCCTTCCCTTGCGGCGGGGCGCACTATGCGCGTATCTCGGTGTGGCGGGGCCGGGATTAGGAAGCAATAACACATCAATACGGTGGTTAGTGAGGAAATATGAGAAGCTATAACGAGGTTGTATCCGATGTAAAGAAGGGCATTCCTGTAACTAAACAGGAAGCCTTATATGCGCTTCAAGCGGCGAGTGCTATGCTATTCTTCAAAAACCAAAGACTTCAGCAGATTGCGGAAAGCAAAGACAACCAGCTGAAGCGGGGCATGTGGATACGGGCCATAGAATCAGACGTTGAACGTGGGTCTGACCACATAAGCACCAATATGCCGCTTGATCAATATTTAGGAACGAGCAAGGTAGATGAGTTGCCAGAAGGCTCGGAAGAGCTGAAAGCGGCAAGAGAATATTCATGGGCTTTGGATGATGCGCTTAGTGCTGATAAATTTGATCCAGCAAAAGTGGTCGGGCTTTGGGCAAGGCATTTACGCGGCGGTTAATGAGGTGATGGCATGGCGGGTGATCCGCATTATCAGAAAGCAAAGCATAGACTGTGGCGTGAGAAGGTGCTAAGGCGGGCAGGGTACAAGTGCCAAGAGTGCGCACGCTATGGAATAAGAACCACAGCGACGCATGCGCATCATAAGCTGCCGAGGCAGGAATATCCAGAATTACAGTATGTTGTCAGTAACGGCATGGCCCTATGCGCTTCATGTCATAACAAGTTGGAGCCGAGGGTTTAGATCCAATGGATTATGCATAGCCCCCCCGGTCGGCGGGCCCAAATAATAAGGGGATACGATCCGGATGGGTAACTTCTTCCCTCCGCGGGGCAAAATTAAAAACTTTATGGGAATGGGGGTGGGAAGATGGAATGGAAGGCATACGCGGCTGAAGCCAGGCGAGGAATGAAAGCGCTCGAAGTTTACAAAAAGCAGTTTGAGCCAATCATAAAAATCTATGCCCAGCTCCGTGAACAGTACGACGTATACACTCAGCTGCTGGAGGAAACCGGCTATCAATACTGCGAGGAAACGCAGACCGGCACCAAGAAGCATCCGCTGATCACCACGCTTGAATCACTGAGAAAGGATATTCTGTCTTACGCTTCACAGCTCTGTCTGACGCCTCAGGGATTGAGGAAGATACAGGAAACGGCCTTTGCGCAGACTAAAAAGAAAAGCGGGCTTCTCAGCATACTGGAAGGACTTGATGCGTAATGCAGGGCAAGTACTCAGCGGAGGTAATCAAGTACGCACAGGACGTTTCCAGCGGGGCTATCATAGCGGGTGAAGACAGGATCCTGGGATGCAAGCGATTCCTCAGCATGGTGGAGGATGGCCGTTATGAGATAAAGACCAAAGACGCTGACTTTGTTATCGGCATCATTGAGAAGACATTCAAGCACCGGCAAGGTGAAGCGCTGGATGGCACACCGATGCGCGGCAAGCCGTTCCTGATGGAGCCATGGCAAAAGTTCTGCGTTTACGGAATGCTGATTTTTTACTACCATGGGACTAAAGAGCGCGTCGTTACTGAGGCGCTTATTTTTATTCCGCGCAAAAATTCTAAGACCTTTTTTATCGCCGCGCTTTCCTGGGGCCTGGGGCTGCTTGAGCGTATGTCCGGATCGAAGGTGTATGTTGTCGCGCTTGTTTTGAAGCAGGCAATGGAGACTTTTGATAACTGGAATTATAACCTGACGCAGACCTGGTATAACGGGCTTAAAGAAGCTAAGGCGGATGGATGGAAGGTACTTGATAATAACATGGCTCACAGCATTGAGCATGATGATCTTGGGGGCGGTTCACTCCACCTGGAGGCGTTGGCCGGCAACTCAGGGGCTCATGATTCATTTAACTGCAATATTGTTATCGCTGATGAGATCCACGCCTACCGCAGCCCGGAAGAATACAGCCGTTTGAAGGAAGCCACTAAGGCCTATACCAATAAGCTGGTTATCGGCATCTCAACCGCCGGTGATGATGGCACCGGGTTCTGTGCCAAACATGTTGAATACAGCAAATCTATTCTGCGCGGAGTGTCACGGGATGATGCGCTTTTTGCTTTTATCTGCAAAGCCGATGAAGACGATTCAGGCAATGTTGACTATCTTGATCCGGTTCAGCATCAGAAAGCCAATCCAAATTATGGCATTACGATCAGGCCTAAAGAGATGGAGCGTGAAGCACAGATTGCGCAAAACGATCCGCAAAAGCGGAAAGACTTTATTACACGCAGCCTCAATGTTTTCGTTTCTTCTCTCCGGGCTTATTTCAATCTGTCAGAGTTCCAGGCTTCCAACCGGGCAGCTGGGGCAGAGCTTGGCATGCCGCCTACACCGCATTACTCAGAGGGTGAAGCGGTGCTGAAGGCCTGGCGTGAAGCGGCTCTCAATAAACTGGTAGCCATGAAGATCAAGTGGTATGGCGGCACAGACTTGTCAAAACTGCACGATCTGACCGCTGCTGCTTTATACGGCGAATATAAGGGCATTGACATCATCATTACGCATGAGTGGTTCCCGATTGTTGCTGCTGCCATTAAAGCAGATGAAGACAAAATACCTTTGTTCGGCTGGAAGGATGAAGGCCATTTGACCATGACGAATGCGCCGACAACCAATCATGCGGATGTAGTTGCCTGGTATCTGGATATGAAAAAGCGCGGTTTCTCAATCCGGCAGATCGGGCATGATCGTAAATTCTGCCGTGAGTATTTCATAGCCATGAAAAAGGCAGCGTTTACCGTAGTTGATCAGCCTCAGCTCCATTATAAAAAGAATGAGGGCTTCCGGCGGATCGAAGCAAGAGCAAAAAACAAAAAACTATACTACCTGGGCAGCACGGCTTTTGAGTATTGCGTCAGCAATGTCCGGGCCGTTGAAAAGACCGACGATGCTGTGATGTACGAAAAGGCAGCGCCAAACACGCGCATTGATGTGTTTGATTGCGCGGTTTTTGCGGCGATCAGGATGCTGGAAGATCAGGAAAAATCTGAGAACGCGGGGAAGTGGTTAGATGGCTAAGAAACGGGCTCCGGTGGTAAAGAGCAGGGACGCTCCCCAGAAGCGGGATACTTTCTCAACGGCATGGCTGTGTTCTGCTGACGCCTATAAGGTGCTGGTTGGAAACGGGTACACACGCCTGACCGATTGCCCTGAGGTGCAGATGTGCGTAGATATATATGCCAATCTGGTCAGCAGCATGACGATTCATCTGATGCAGAATACACCGAGCGGGGATGTTCGTGTAAAAAATGCGCTTTCCGCTAAGGTTGATATTGAACCTAATGGATTCATGACGCGCAAGACTTTCATTGAGCATATTGTCAGAACGCTGCTGCTGGAAGGTGACGGAAACCAGGTCACTTATCCGCGCTTCAGCTCTGCCGGGCTGCTGGAAAACCTTGAACCGCTTAAACCATCTTCGGTTGTTTTTGAATATGTTGGCGCCGGCTATCACATTAGATATGGAGACAGGATCTTCCAGCATGATGAAGTGCTGCATTTTGTTATACGGCCTGATTCTGAAAAGCCATGGAAGGGAACGGGATACAGGGCTGTGCTGAAGGATGTGGTCAAAGGGCTGAAACAGGCCGGTGCCACAAAACAGTCGATCCTTGAATCACCGACCCCGTCGCTGATCGTTAAGGTAGATGGACTGACCGAAGAATTTTCAAGCCCTGAGGGCCGCAAGAAGCTGTCTTCTCAGTATCTTGATAGCAGCGAAAACGGGCAGCCCTGGTTTATTCCGGCTGAAGCTTTTTCTGTTGAACAGGTCAAACCACTGACGCTGAATGACCTGGCCATTGCACGCAACCTGGAACTCGACAAGCGCACAGCTGCAGCAATTTTCCGTGTACCTCCGTTTCTTGTCGGTGTCGGTGAATACAAGAAGGATGAGTACAATGCCTTCGTCAACCACAGCATCATGTCATTAGCTCAGGCGATCCAGCAGGAGCTAACC